TACATCGACGCCTTTATGGGCGGGGCTTGGTACGACCGGGCCGGGAAGTCCGAGGCCGAGCCGTTCGCGCAGGGGATTGCCCAAGTCGCCAGCCAGACCGCCGGGAGCCTTCTGGATATTGCCGGGGCATTGCCTGAGCAGATCCGCCAGAACGCGCTGTCCGGTCTGGAAACTTCCACATGGTCCGCCGGGCGGGGCGTCTCCGATGCGTCGTGGAACTTCCAGTGGTGGGAAGAGGGCATGGCCGAGGAACGGCTTGAGGAAGCCGCCAAGGACATGCGCAACCAGATGACCGCCGTGGCGCAAAAGGTGTTTGCGGACGCGGGCATTTCCCAGTTCTTCGATACGTTCGACGTCACCACCGACGAGGGGTTGCAGAAGGCGTCCACGGCGCTTTCCGCAATCAGTGCGGTGAAGAGCGCGACTGATGCTATCACGAGCCCACTATCCGAGATGGAGCAACAGGCGCAGTCCGCCAAGGCGCAGCTCGACGCATGGACGCAGGGCATGAAGGATTCCGGGGTGAACGCGCAGTACGCGGCGGGCCTCATCAATGAGTACCGGAACGCCTTCATCAACGACTACATCAAGACGCTGGACGAGTCCTTGCACCCACTTTCGGCCTACGCGCAGGCGGTGAAGGCGGCGAACGAGGCCGTGGATCAGCGCAAAAAGGCACTTGAGATCATCGGGGCCACGGAAGGGCAGCTTGCGCAGGTCGAGGCCATGCGCGCCGAGGTGGTGAAACAGGCCACGGAGGAAATGCTGCGCTCGTTCGACCAGTCCGTCGCGCAGCGGTGGGCGGCTGTGAACGGCAACAGTGACGAGGTGGGCCGGGCCATATCGCAAGCCAACGAGTTGCGGGAGACGATCCAACAGTTCGGGGAAGGTTCGGCGCAGGTCGCGGAACTGTTGAAGCTTCACGCGGCGGAGACGGCGAAGGCCGCGCAGGATGCCGCGAAGTCCGAATACGATTCGCTCAGGGCGCAGATGGACGCGCTGGAACAGCAGCGGGTCCAATTGCAACAGCAGGCGATACAGGAACAGATTAACGCCATCAATGAGCAGCTTTCCGCCGCGAAGACGCTCAAGAGCACATGGGAAGGGCTCGACAAGAGCCTTGGTCAATCCCGGTACAACCTGTTTGCCGGGAGCGCCAACCTCGACGTGGAGAACCGCCTCGGAACGGTGCAGGCCGAGTTCCGGCGGCTGTCCGGGCTTGCGCTTGGCGGCGACTCCGACGCGGCGGGCCAGCTTGCGGGCGTGGGCACATCCCTGCTCGACATCGTGAAGCAGACGGCGGGGACGGAAGAAGAATACCTCGACGCTTTCTGGGCGGTGAACGCACAGTTGAAGTCCGCGCAGGACGCGGCGGGCGCGCAGGTGTCCGCAGCCGACAAGCAACTTGAAGCGCTGCAAGGCCAGCTTGATGTCCAGAACGCGGCGCTCAAGCAGCTTCAGGGCCAGAGCGCGACGCTTGAGGAAATCGAGAAGCAGATTGCCGAGTTGAAGCCGCTTTTGGGTGCGGCCGGCGACAAGGCCGGAGTGAAGGCGTTCGCCCGGGGCGGGCTTGCCATGCCGGGGTGGGCGGTGGTGGGCGAGGAAGGGCCGGAACTGGTGAACTTCTCGCAGCCGGGGCGCGTCTACACGGCGGCGGATACGGCGGCACTGTTCCGCAGCGCGACGCCCCGGGCGGCTGACACCGATTCGGGAAGCGATGCGGAGGTCAAGGCGTTGCGGCGGGAAGTCTACCAGCTTCGCCGGGACATGCTCATTTCCATGTCCGAGATCGCCAGATTTTCCCGCCGCACGTCCGACATGGTTGAAGCGTGGGACGCCGAGGGGATGCCGGGGGTGCGGGCATGAAGCTCATAGAGCCGCAGGCCATCCGGTTGCTGTCCAGCACCGTGCCGGAAAACGACGCCCCGGCGTGGAACGCGGGCACAGCCTATGAGATCGGGGATTCCGTCATCCATGAGCATAGGGTCTACAAGGCCGTGACCGCCAGCACGGGCAAGCGGCCTGATCAGAATTGCGAAGGGACGGATGCGGCATGGCGGCTCATGGGGCCGACGAACCGTTACGCAATGCTCGACCAGTACGTGTCCACGCAGACGGTCGCGGCTGAGGACGTCATGACGTTTGCGGCAACCTTCAACCGCTGTACGGCCTTTGCCCTCCTGAACTTCAAGGCTACCAGCATCCGGGCCGAGGTACGGGACGGCGACGGCCTCGTCATGTACGACCGCACGGTGAACACGTTGAAAGACGTGGACGGCTACTGGAACTACTACTTCCTGCCCCTTGAGCGCATCGTGGATCAGGCCGTGACCAACATTCCCATGTCGCCCGTGGCCACGCTTTATGTCTCGCTCACGCAGGAGGGAGGCCCGGCGCTCGGGCAGGTCATCGCGGGGCAGGCGTGGCCTATCGGTACGACGCAGTACAATACCCGGCTCGGCATCCGGGACTATTCCAGAAAGGACACCGACGAGTTCGGCAACACGCGGCTGGTTAAGCGGGCCAACGCCAAGCGCACGAGCCTGCCCTTGTACCTGCACCCGTCCCGGCTGGACAGCGTGCGGGAAATCCTCGCCCGGATGCACGGCCTTCCCGCGCTGTGGCTCGGGGACGACAACGAGGGCATCGGCTCCTACCAGTCGCTGACTGTCTGGGGCTGGCTTGAGGACTGGAGCGCAACCATCATCGGGCCGAATGAAGTGAGCATGAACATTGACGTACAGGGGTTGAAATAATGGCAGTAAAGCAGCTTCCCAAGATTTCGGATCTCCCGGAACCGCCGGACAGACTTGTGGGCGATCAGGAACGGTTTGACGTGCTGACGTTCAACAGCCTGAAAGCGCAGAAGAAGATGGTCAACGATGATCTGAACAAGACGCTGATCCCCGCGCTGAACCAGTTCGCCGTGGATGTGAACGCTAGCGTCGACGCGGCAAAGGCCAGCGAAGCCTCGGCTCTCGCGTCAAAGAACAGCGCGGCCTCGTCCGCGGGCACGGCGACGACGAAGGCCGGGGAAGCCGCCGCATCCGCTAAGGCTGCGAAGACATCCGAGACGTCGGCCCTTGCTTCGAAGAATGCGGCATCCTCTTCCGCAACCGCTGCGGTCAACGCACAGAAGGCGGCGGAAGCGGCCCGCGACGAGGCGCAGGACCTCGCCAATGTCGGGTATGCGGCGGAAAACCACGCGGGGCTGGCGAAGGTCGACGGAAAGACCACGCAGGCCGACGCGGGCGGCGTGCTCACCGCGAAGGACGTGGCGATTGGTGGGGATCTCGGGGATCTGGCGAGCGCGCGGGGGCAGATCGGGGCAGCACGAGAACTTGGGAATAATGTAGACTACAATACAGTTACCGAAGCAGGATTTTACTTAATAAACGCAACAGGCGGCGTGAATGGCCCAATCGTTGGAAGTGCTGCCTTCCTGCAAGTTTTTTACAGTAAAAAAGACGCATTCACAAAGAATTTGTATCAGATAGTATATGCCTATTCATCAGCAAGAGAACGTATGTTCCTCAGGCAGTATCGCTTAGCGAGTAATGATTGGTCTTCTTGGTCAGAAATTGTGTCGTCTTCACGCATCGGCGACGGCCTCACCGTCAACAACGGCATCATCTCCGTCCCCGAATACGAGGGCGCGACGGCATCGGCAGCCGGGACAAGCGGCCTTGTGCCGCCCGCAGCCGCCGGGCAACAGGAAAGCTTTTTGACCGGAGGCGGGGAGTACAAGCCAGCGCTCTCAACTGGCGGCGGCGTCATGACGGGCAGCATCCAGATCAATGATCCCGCCAACGACATCGCCGTAGCCCCTCCCGCGAATACCGAACGCGGCATGTTTCTTGGCGACAAAAACAGCGTGGTCATGGGCGGGTTCGATGTCATACAGCGCGCATCGGATAACGCTAAATACACGCAATTCTATTCAAAAAATAGCAGTGGACATATCACGTCCATTGCTGCTGTGACTTATGAAGACGGCACGAGAGAACTTGTGGCGGATAGCCCTCTCCAAATCAACGACATACAAATAAAACAGGTTGTTGACGGCGGAAGAAGGGTAATCGTGCTCTCTGGGGCGCGTGGCAAGGAAGGGTATTCATTTCGTTTTTCCCCGGACACGGGGGAGGCATATATGGATGGCCGTGTAATACATGCGAAAGCCGATACCGCCGGATACGCAGATACCGCCGGAAGTGCTCCGGCAAATGGCGGGACGGCATGGGCCGCGAACCGCCTGCGCAGGGAAGGGGGCGTCGATACCGTCTGGAATTGGGCGGGGCAGGGAGGCCAACCCGGTTGGCTGTGGGGAGGTAATGACGGCGTCAACATGTACGTCTACAACCCCTCAAATTTCAGCGTGAACTATGCCAATTCCGCTGGTGGAGCACGAACAGTCAGTATCAATTATGCAGCTTATAATGATTTTCCCCTTAATGCCAATTTTACCATGCCGTTCGATGGCCTTGCGGTTATCTTCGTAACCGGATCAGGCTGGGGGCATATCAAGCTTTTTGTTAACGGGGCGGAGGTAAGCAGGGCAAGGATGTACGGGGAAGACAGCGCAAACCCCTGTGATTCTCCTTCCGCGTTTGTCAGATCCGGAATTGTCGTTCAAGGGCAAGTTAATGG